TAATTTAATAATCAAAAATAAATAGTTATGAAAAAGTTTTTAGAAAAGTACCTTATCGGTCAAATGATTAAGAGTAAAAAGTTTTGGTATGCAGTTAGTTCTGTAGTAGTACCTGCTATAGTTACTTACTTAGGAGTTGATGAAACAACTGCAAAAGATTTGTACTATGCAATCTTAACATTAATTGTAGGACAGGGAATTGCAGACGTTGCAAAGAAATAACAGATACAGATTAAAGCCACACGAAATAGTGGCACTAGAAAAGATGCGAGAAACCGAAACTAGGAACGTTCTAGTTATCGGTGACTTGCACGAACCGTTCTGTCTTGAAGGCTACTTAGACTTCTGCATAGAACAATACTATGCTTATAATTGCACAGAGGTTGTGTTTATAGGTGATGTAATAGACAACCATTACTCAAGCTATCACGAAGCTTCAGCAGACGGAATGGGTGGCTTAGATGAGCTTGAATTAGCTATTAAGAAAATAGGTAGATGGAGAGACGCTTTTCCTATGGCTACTGTAATCATTGGAAATCACGATAGAATTATAATGCGTAAAGCTCAAACCTCAAGTATACCTTCTAAATGGATTAAGTCTTTTAAAGAAGTATTAGAAACACCTGACTGGAACTTTGTAGAACGATACGAGCTAGATGGAGTACAATATATTCATGGAGAAGGCGGAACAGCTAGGACTAAATGTCGTGCTGATATGATGAATACAGTTCAAGGACATTTACATACTCAATGTTATACAGAACACTATGTAGGTAAGAAGTTCAGAGTATTTGGAACTCAAGTCGGTTGCGGTATCAATCATAAGTCGTACGCTATGGCATACGCTAAATATGGTAAAAGACCTGCGGTTTCTTGTGCAGTTGTTCTAAATAACAGTCAAACACCTATCAATTTGTTAATGCCTTTGTAGGTTTTTAACGCTTTTTTCAACCTTTTTTAATCTTTTTTTAAATTTATTTAAGTACCATTTACTAGATAAGGAATAACTTTTTTTAATATTTTTAGTTAAAAACTTAGTTTAAAATTTGGTTGGTAACTTTTTTTATTTTATCTTTGCCTTGTCAAAATTAAATTAATTAAATAATCAAGAAATGGAAAACTTTAAAACAGTAAACAAAAACACAAACGCTACTTATTTTTTAAACGAAGAAGAATTAATAAACTTTTTTAAAAAAAATAGAGTTCAAAATTACAGTATTACAAATTTAACAAAGCAAAAGAGAACAAGAATAAATAAGGTCTTAGATGTTGTTGCACACTTATGTGTATTTGCAGCTTCAGTATTAGCTACTTTACTTTACATTCAAAACTATTAAGATGACTAGACAAGACGCAGAATATTTAGAATACTCTACATACGTAGATTATAGCGAACCTAAAATATCCTTTATTACAGGCGAGCTAATAGACGACACTAAGGTAATAGCTGAAGAATGGCTTTTAAAACCTCAATACATTCCTACTAAGGTAACAAGCGCAAGCGGTAATGACTTAGCTTACAATAGTCGTTCAGTTGTTGTTGTAGGAACTGCTTTACAATGCTACAGAAAGTTTAGTGAAATGCTAAAGACTTATGGTTGGCAACAGAAAGATAGTTGGGATGTAGAACTAAAACCAATCTATAAAAAACACTATGAAAATAACGACAGATTACCTGTAATAATAAATTTAAAATAATGGAAGAAATAAAAGTAGATGGAGAACTACACAAAAGATTGCACGAAATAAACACGTTTCAATGCGTAGATAATGAAATATACCTAAGAGGTAAAGATGAGTGGGGCAAAGACTTAACAATATGCTTTGACGCTTTTAACTTCTTAGAGTGGATTGACAAAGAACAAATAGAATATATTAAAGAACAACTAATTAAATACATACAAAAAAAAATGAAGACATCAGTAAATGAATATGAGTTCAGTAGATGGTTTGAAGAACACAGACCAAACAATTTTAGCTACAAAGGTAGACAAGCATTATATGAAATGCTAACAAACTATGAAGACGATACAGGAGAAGAAATAGAATTTGACCCTATTGCCTTTTGTTGTGAATATTCTGAATATGAAAATATTGAAGAATTTTGGCAAGACTATGATAAAGAGGATTACCCTAATGAAGAAAGTATAATGGACGCAACATTTTTTTGGGGGTTCGGAGAAAGTTTTATAATACAACAGTTTTAATTCAAATAAATTTTTTATTTTTAACGAAATTATTAACAGGCAAAAACCCTAGCCAATAAACATAGGTAGAATATATGAAAACAGAAGCACTAAAAGAAAAGTACATTAAGTACAATCTAACCAAAGATGACGTGTTCAAACATCAGCACTACATCATCTTGACAAGAAGCGGTATTGATAAGATACAAGCTTTGGAAAACATTAACATAGATTATGAAGTAATTAAATGTGAAAAAGATTTTTGCGTAGTAAAAGCCTATGCAAGAAAAGAAGGCAAAGGAATTCAAACTTTTGGTTCAGCTTTAAAAGGAACAGGTTTTAAAGACGGAAACACTAATAGCTGGTACACTATGGAGATGGCAGAAAAGAGAGCTATGAGCCGAGCAGTACTCAAGCTAACAGGGTTCTATGAACTTGGAGTATTTGGAGAAGACGAAGCAGAAGACTTTAAAAAGAGTAATAACTAAATAAATAAATTAAAATGGAAGTAACAGGAAAACTAGTAAAGAAACTTGAATTAGAAACAGGAACATCTAAAGCAGGTAAAGAATGGCAAAAGCAATCAATTGTAATTGATACTGGAGACGAGTTTAATAACTTAATAGCAGTAAGTGCTTTTGGTGATAAATTAAAGCAAATGAATAAATTAGAAATAGGTATGGAAATATCAGTACTTTGCAATGTTTATTCTAGAGAATATAACGGTAGATATTATCATAATATTGATGGCTACTTTTTTACTAACCAAACTAACGCTTCTTTAGACAAGATAACAAACGGAGAAGCTGAAGAAGATATGCCTTTTTAAGATGAATACAGAAGACAATTTTAAAAACCTTTGCGACCTCACTACAAGTTTAGTGGGGCTGCCAAAGGGTTCTCTAGCTTTAAAAACTAGGAAAACAGAATACCAAGTGCCTAGAATGGTTGCGGCTATGGTTGCAAGACTAGAAGACGAAACACACAGAGAAGTAATTGCTAAAGTCTTGGACAGAAACAGAACTAGCGTAAATCATTATGAAAGATGTCATTCTTCTAACTATGCTTCATTCCCTTTATATCGTGAAACATTTATAAAAGTCTTTAACGCTTACGCTGAAATAAAAGATGCTAAACTAACTTTTATTGACTTGTATAATTTACAGGAACACTTAAGGAAAAATGGCATACACGATAGCAGAACACATCAAACAACTATCCGTATTGTATCTGGTAAATTTGGAACTGATGTTAAAGTTTCTTACAAAGATTTTTACAATCAATTAGAATTATGTAAGTTAGCCCTTCAAAATTATCAACACGAAATAGAAGTAATATGAAACATTTATTAAGTAGTTCAGCTTTTTTAATAGTGAACAAGCAATTAGCGAAGCAGGTAGGATTGAAAGGGGCGGTTCTACTTGCTGACCTAATTAGCAAAGAAGAATACTTTATAGCTAACGGAATGACTGACGTATTGTTTTTTAATACTGAACTTACTAAAGTCATCTAAAAAGTCTAAATCAGGTTCTATATTATTAGCTCTTAATATAGCTAAAGTTTGTTCTTTAGTAACCCTGCTCATTGTTGCACCGTTTTACTTTTCATCCAAGCACTAGTAATATCAATAGATTCCCGTTTACCTACGTCAAACATCTCCCTTAGTATTCTAGGGGCGTCAAACATGTTAACGGTGCCTTCATTTTGCATACTGTCTAGTATGTCAAAATATTCTTTATGTTGATTTTCTACTTGATTCATAACTACCTCCCAATAGTCTTAGTATCATTTAAAGTTATATATTGGTACGCACCTTTATTATAAGCGGGTGCTATCTGCTTTTTGCGTTTTTGAGCTAAAAGCTGGGCGGTCGCCTCACCGCAGTGTAAACAGGTGCTATAACCTAGTTGAGCCCTAGCCGTAGGCACTAAACAACGGCAATTACTGCATATCATTTAGCTTACCCATTAAATTAAACTGCTCTAAAGCCAGTTTAACCATAATAAAACTCCCGTAAAGTGAGCTGCACTCTAGGGCGTTGTCGTTATTATTTATATAAAATTGCACCGCATTTTCTAGCGTTGCTATTGATTTTTCTATTTCATTTTCCATACTTTTACTCCTATGTAATTAAAGTATAGTTAAAGTATAGGGTTGATGGGTAGTGATCACTACCTATTATC